TAAATATCGCAGTATTCGTCCTCTTCCGCCGACAGCTCTGAGGTCGCCAAGACTCCGTCTCTAGCCCCTTCGCATCGGACGACTCGACGATCCGAGTACCCTCCCTGTGTGCCACATCCCGACATATCGGATCGCAGGCACGCGACGGCAGCCGCAATAGACCGGTGACGGTGGCCGCAGCAGCCTCTAACGCTACCTGTTGTTGTGTACAGCATGTCTCTGGTCTCCATTAATATGAGGGTCTCGGGTAAGTGGCCAAAGGCCGCTAATCTGACCAATCTAGTAACTCTCGGCACTCGTCCATGTGATCCATCATATCGTCTATTGCTCGCCATATCGCTTCTGGCCGCAAGACGCACGATACGCAGCGTGACCGCGCGCACGAGGCAGGTCGACCTGGAATGCCCCGGCCCCTGCAGATGCGGTACGTCACCTCGGACGCAAAGGCATCTCGCGAGACGTCGCCCTGCCTCTGCCATTCAGCGTAATCCCCTGAGAATCCCTGCTTACTGACTGCATACAGGTGAGCATCGTCGTCTATGACGCCTGGATGTGGGCCGACTACGCGACCCTGCACGAGGCTAGCTTGATTGACCGCGTCACTGTAGCTCGTGTACTCGCTCTGCTTGGTCCACTCGCTATCGCCTTTTACTTCGACTGTGTACATGTCTGGTTCCTGTACTATGAAAGAAGTGGTCGCGGTTTAGTGGGAGGCGATACTGCGACGATTCGGCCGCGGCATCACCAGGGCTTGGTAGTACATGCCTTCTCCGTACCCTTTCTGAAGGTCGTTGGGCACAAAAAACGACTTCGTCCGATTGCGCGTGTTCTCGATCACCGCGGTTTCCAGTCGAAACCGCTGACGGCGCGAAAGGTTGAAATCCGACTGAATCAATGTTTTGAGTTCCACCACGAATCGCGCCAGTGGATACTCATGGATGACGCCAGCCAAGGAACGGACTGACGCCTTTGTCAGTGGTCGGGTGGTTGTCTGCTGGAGAAAGACCATCTCACGGTAGACAGCTGGCAATTCAGCCCGGATTTCTGCGGCACCCGGTTCCTTTGCGCTGCGCACGATGGCCACGCGCCTAGCCTGTTCGAAGTCAGCGGCAACTCTTGTGAGATCGCCAGGGGGCGCCAGAATCAATTCGGTGTGGCGCCTACACGCCGCCGTAATTTGACCGGCATCCAGCGGCAACCGGTCTGCAACTGCAACGGTTGCGTACGCCAGCGAAGCAGATTCGCGTGTCAGATTAAGATTCAGGGCAAACGGGCCGAGAAACATCGTTCCTGCTGCAATGCCAAAATCCAGTCCCGCCTGCTGGGCTTCGTGTTGCAGCGCGGAGCGCAGGTCCCGTTCAAGATGAGACGAAAGCTGCTGGAGTCGGGCCTCCAGCCTCGGCGCGGTCTGTTGTTCTGACGCTAGGTCCAGCATCTCAACTCCTTCAAAGTCTCGGGTAGAAATCGCCAAACGGCACTATGCCCCATAGTACTGCATCGGCATCGTGCTGCAACCGGAATCGACACGAATCCCGAAATTTCCCTGAAATTTATTCGGCAGCGAACGCTTGTCCACTGACGTCAGTCTGATTCCGCAGACACGTGCGCGCCGCCTCTGTCGACCGATCCGTAATGAGCGCACGCTCCGGAATCGATTTGTTCAGGGGCGTACACCCCTGAGCAGGCGTCCACTGGGGGGTCAAATGCTGTACATATGTACAGGCCGGCAAACCACCCCCTAGGCGCAAGAAAATCGTGCTATTTACTGGGGTCCAGGTTGGGGCAGCAAGCGTACATCTACTGTACAGATCGCCGCAGTTTAGTGCTGACAAATGAACACCTACTGTACAGCTCCGCCTGCCATAACTCGGCTGTTCGTCATAATACGGTTGACACAGGTGCCCATGTCTATCATTATGATTACAGTGCATCTGTACATCTTGTTCGGCTTGGCGAACCGGACCGAACCGGACCGAACCGGACAAGCAACCGGACAAGCAACCGGACAACCGAACTGAAAGACACTTAGGGAGTACAGAGACTTGATCAAAGCCGTGCGCGTCGCATTCTCGGTGCCGTTTCTCTTCGTCGCACTCATGGCGCTCGGCACTGCCGACTTGATCGGCGGCGTTCCCGTCCACCGTCTCCTCGGGCACTTGAAGACGCGCGGTGTCTATCCTCTATTCGTGCTCCTGGCAATCGCGTCATCCTGCACGGGCCAAATCAGTCGCGTGCGGGCAGAATCACCATCAGCAACTAGCGCCGGAACCGCGACTGCAGTACAAGTGTGGCAACACAGGAGCAGCGCTGGGGACTCGCCCGGCAGCGTGTTTGTGACCGCAGCACATGTGGTCGAGTCCGGTCGTGTCTCAGTTTTGCACGGTGGTCGATGGTGGCCCGCAAGGGTGGTTAAATCATGGAATATGAACCAGGGCGACATCGCCCTGGTATATGTGCCTGGGCTGTTGTGCGAACGCGTTATCCCAGTCTCGCCGTCACCGGTCGATGTCGGATTAAACGGGACCGTATACGCGTACCGTTATGGTCGACCCAAGCTGATGCGCCGCAGAGACGCCGTCTCGCGGTTGCACGGCGCCATGTTTTCAACCAACCGCGCGTGTGGTGGAAATGAGTCCGGTGGACCGTTGATCGCCGACGGGAGCCGCGCCATCGTCGGTATTCACAGCGGATGCGACCGCGCGCGTTCCGTGGCATTTTTTGGCGACGCGACGAAAGTCTCAGGCTATCTAAAAAGCTTTGATCCGCGTTGCGGATGCCCTGTCGAGACATCGGACACGAGTGGCAAAACAACGGCAGCAGAGTGTGTTTGCGGGTGCGCTGACCGCTGCAACGCACTTGAGTCGAAGGTCATTAAACTTGAATCACAGATGGCAGAGGCAAATAAACGACACACCGATCTGCGTAATACATACAAAATGTTCCGGAATCAGGTCACAAAGGCGGACATGCCGGCACGCGTAGCTAGGTTAGAGTCAGACATGGAAAACAACAGAATCGCAGCTCCAGCTTTGCCTGTGCCGCACGGAGGCGGCGCCGGCGAAGCAATAGATACAGAGGAAATCATCAATCAGGTTCTAAAGCGAATTCCAAAGGCGAGAATTCCGGCCAGTTTTCAAATTGTCCCACGATAGAAAGAGCAGTAATGCCTGACCCGATCACAACAGGCCCGCCAAGCGCCACAGGCTTCGGACCGAGAGAAGCCTCCGATGAGACCCGCCAGGCTCAGCATGGCCTCGTGAATGATGCCCCGGTGGACGTAAACTGCAACAGTGTATTGGCTAGGGAGCAGGCAGCAACGAACGTTCTCATGGGCAAGAATTTTGTGGCAGAGGCGACCCGTTTTAACGCCTTGATGTCACACGCTGCGGCGAAGATTGCAAACTCATGATCAATATGCCTGACAGGCTATCTGAGGTTCGGGAGAAACTCGCCGCTGGCGAAAAGGTTGACCTGGGTCTGGTGGCCTCGCTTCAAATGCTTGACGTTGTCATCGCATCACGACAGCAAATGGAGCCTGACATTGCTGCGAGTGAAGACGCCTATGCCGCCGCAGAGTCAATCATCAGACCCGGTCCCCACTGAACTGCACGACAATCTGTGGAATACGTGGCTGGCTAGCCAGCGCGCAAACCAGAATCTACACACCCGCGCCCTGCACAAGGCGCTGGATATTCCAGAGCATCCCCCGGGTGTGAATTCCACGAAAATCACTACCGGTATCGGGGTGCTCGGCGCTGCGTTACTCGCGGCCGGCCCGATTGCCGGGTTTAGTCTCGCCCTACTCTGGCCCAGCCACGATGATCAACAGCAGTTGCCGAGCGCCCCCCTTAAATCTGAACAGGGCGAATACGAAATCCGGTTTTTTGATAGTGAGGGTCACGCCTTACCCTTGCCGTGGCACATTCCGACGGATACAGACACTAGCGACACCGACGGTTAATGGGGAGGGGGCGGCAAAATGCCTTTAGGTTTAGGACTCGGTGTTGCTCATGTTGCAACACCTTTGCCGTCTCTAGATAGCCATGTGGGAACTGGCGACTACTGGGTTGCAGACGACATTGCGCCATCAGTAGACGACGGGAATGAGGTCACTTCGTGGCTTGGGAGACGGGCACAGACCGATTTGGAGATCGTGTCTAGTTTTGGCCCTGAGTTGGATGCGTCTAACACACTGTTTAATAACCGCGCGTGTCTGTCTTACGTGGCTGCCAACAATGATCAATTAAGGATTCAAAACACAGGCTTTTACAGTTCCTGGACAGCCGCGTCGGGCTACATCCTCAGCATAGCATCGTCGTCTCCAGAGGGTCATGGGAGCCAGTTGCATGCGCCTGGCTCTGCAACACTGGTAAACGATCACCAGCCATTTACGGATGAGAATGTGTATTCCAGCTTTTTCTGGGATACACGAATCGGCACCACGGGCGGGCCGTTCACACGGGATGTGGTACACCTGCTACATTTTACAGCAGACTCTAGTCTGAAAATTTATGTGGACAACACACTAGAGGCCACTAGCGGCTCTGGTTCATTTACAAATACAATTAACTCGTCGCTGGCCGCCCTGTCTTACATACACGTCGGCAACGCGTATTTTGACGGACAGGTTGCGTTTGTGTGCCTCACTGATTCCGTTTCGGCGACAGCTCACTCTGCAATTATCGAGTTCATAAACTCACACTATGGTCTCAGCCTTTAAGGCTGTCTACAGACAGGGGGACAAGCTGTGCATTTACGGACTCCGCAATCTTTATCTACAGTGGCAGTTCATGAAGACGAACTAGGCCGCGAGGCCGGGCTGGTTATTCCATGTGATAACCAGAAATTCAACGCATATGTTTTTAGCCCCTCCTATATGCGTAAAGAATCTAACGACCCCAACATACTGCTGATAGCAGCCACTGATAACAGTGATGACGCACTGGCGGCAATCAATGCTTTCCATAATCCTGCCGTGTAGTAATAAACGGATGGTTTGCCAGTATGTCGTTAAGATGGACCAAGAGAGATGGTCTGGCCTATCTTCAGGAATGGTGTTCACACTACCGTGTGTGGACGGATGTATTACTGGAGGCATCTGAGGGCGAGAATATGCCGCTAGGGTTAGGGCTGGGATCAGAGGTTGGGCGCGGCGATGCAGCAACAGTTGTTGCAGAGGCGGTGAGCCCACTGGCTTATAGCCAGCAATGCGACGAGTCTAACAACCATTATCAGAGCGCAAGTTATTCTCCTGCAATAACAACTAATGATGCCACATTAAGCGGCTGGGTGTTGCCCAGGCATGACAACCTGACATGTGTTTTGCTCCATACTGGATCACACGAGATTGACCCAGTGTCCTCACGCACTGGCGAGGGCTCTGGTGTCCTGGTTGAGATACAGCAAAACAGACTGCATGTCCGTTGTGCGGATGGCTCAGCGCATATCGACCTGTATTCAGCCGCCGGCTCACTAGGCGTGTGGAATTCAGGTCTTGATAGCTGGTATCACTGGCTTGTGACACTCGACCGATCTGGATCTGCGACGATTTACATCAACGGCAGCTCGTCTGGATCTCCAGTTTCCATGTCGACGGTCACTGGCAGTATTAGCGGCACGCGTACAGACATATCATGTCGGCATGAACAAATTAACGGGCTGATTGGAAACTGCGCAGCGGTCCGGGTGTTCAACGCTGTTCTCGACGCGTCTGAAAGGTCACAGGACTACAATTCAGGAGACGGCTGTCTATATGGCAGCCTCACTGCCGGACTGCAGGCGAAGGTTATAAACAGCTGGGACCTGCAGACCTCATCTGGTGCGGCTATTGACGCCAAGGGCACACAGAACATTTCAGCAAGCGGCAGTCAGACTCGTGTCAATGGGCCGTCGGAGGCTGTCACAGCCCTGTCGCGGGTGAATCTGACGTCATACAGCTCTGACCTTGCCAACGCCATAACGTCGATCGGATCTGACATTAAGGTTCTGAATATCAATGTCAGCACTACACTGGGTGCACAGGCAACTGTGCCTGAAAATATCACCATACAGTTCGTCAGTGACAGCTATCAAATCGACACGCAGAGCAGTCACAACCTGATATTCGAGGGGGGCGTGTTTGGCGAATATTCCGGCGTGATTGGCGGTCTTGAAAAAGTGGACCTCAACGGTAGCGCAGGCTACATTTGGGTTGACTGGTCCGACCAGTCCAATGACTGGGACAAGCGAGACGACGCCCTTGCCAGCATTAAATCGTCTACAAGAAAAAGGCTCAAGCTGCCCCGGCGCAACCTGCAATGGGAAGACACCTCCAATGCAGACTGGGAATGGTCAGCCGCCACACTTAACGGCACCATGATGTATGGCGACGATCGTGATGATTGCGTGCTGCAGGCGAGGGCAGATTTCGGCCACCTGATAGTTATCACGTCTGCACCAGACAACCTCAATTTCAATGATTTTACACTAAGTGCTGATTCAACGGTTGGGTCCGCGCACACGGTCACTGGTATCTATATGACCGCCGACACGGCCGCGAATAACACTTGTGATCCGCTAAATATACGCCGCCTGAAATGCGAGAAGATGAACAATGGCATCGATCTGTGCTCACACAACGGTGTATTCCATGATCTTCTGATTAAACAGTGTGACATGCACGGGTTTATCTTTAACCACGGCATTGGAAATACGCTCAACAATTTCATTATTCGGGACAATGGCGGCTATGGAATGGACTTCGCTGGCGGGTTCGATGCAGAGCTGAAACACACCATCACATGTACCGACGGGTATATAATCGACAATGGATTTGGGAACGCCAAGCTGGCCTGCTATGTGGGGTCGCCTCATGATGTGAAGCATTACTGGGACGTTGTGCTAGACACCGTGCATCTGGAACAGACGGTGGATGGACGTGGCCAAATGACGGTTACCGGGGCGTATGATTTCTCTACCGGTTCCTCATCAAGCGACGGCAACTCTGAGGCTAAATTAACACTGCGTGACTGCACGTTCGTCGGTTCTGGCGGCGGATCAGTTGGTGGACCTAATATCTTTGGGATTGGCACCATTGTTCTGGCGGGACATAATACATTTCGGAATCACGGCGGATACGGTGCTAATTTTGAACCAAAGTACGCTATAAACGATGCCAGTTACGGTAACACTGTAGGCGCCTTGACATGCAGCTCTGCGGTAATTACTTCAACAGACAACGGGTCATGGGGGATTCGGTTTGGCGGCGATGAAACCATCACATTAGATCTTGATAGTGCCACAATAAGCGACAATGCCGGAAACGGAATACAGGTGGACGCCACCGGTGCGGCATGGAGCGGCAAGCCACATCTGTCCCTGAACGGAGGGTCAATTTCTGGGAATGACGACTACGGGATTGAGGGCTTGTCGACCGGCGCTGCCGGTGATTACCTGGTCGATGGAGTGACGTTTTCGGGCAATGGGTCGGGCGGTATTAACATGGTCGGCACCGCCACAACCGACGTGTGTGAAATAAGCAATTGCGTCGGGACAGGCCAGTCAACGAGCCGCCTGGCGGACGACGGAGTGTCTGTTGATTTCACTAACTCCAACTTCAAGGACGCTGGCTCAAATACAGACATGACCAGCTAACCAGGAGAGTTACATGCCTGTTGGCAAAGACATCAACGAAGCAGCGCTTGGTGGCGTCGGGGCAGAGTTTATCAACGACACGGCTGAGCATACTGGTACCTACTATGCCATCACCTGCCTGGAAGATACCGTGTTCGCGACACTAACCCCGACGGATACGGCGAAGTTCCCCGGAACGTCGAGTGGCCTTGGCAATAACATGAGCAGTGAAACAATCCCCAAGGGGGTTACGATTTACGGACGATGGTCGACGATTGATCTGACTTCGGGATTGGTAATGGCGTATCTGGCCAGCAGTTGAGATTTAATCCCCGCAGTTACGCCAGGAATTGCCATATGCCCCCACCTGACACAGGCCGGCCGGCCTCTGATGTTCCCCGCAATGGCACAGATAGCTGCGTCACGTACCGCGCTTTGTTTGGCTGGGGTGGGTCCACATTATGTGCGGCAATTGCCGTGGCTCTCGGTATACATGAGCTGCACACGTCGCGTATTCATGCAGGAGCAGCACCACTCACATTTGTGGAGAGGGTGAAGGCAGATCTCGAAGCGGACCTGCAGGCAATTGAAGGCCGTACAACAGTGCGGTTTGAGGAGATTCGCGACGACCTCCGTGCCCTGGATGAGAAGCTCGATCGCATACAGGAGTCAGTCATTACACTGCGGAGAGATTGATGGCAAACACAAACCATATACCAATCACAAGGCACTCGGCTGATAACACTGAGTCTGCGCCACTGCCGTACCGCATAGACTTCACTGACGAGATGTTGAGTACCGATACGATTGCCAGCCTGACATCAATCGCAGTCGACCCGACCGGAACAATGACAGCCGACAATCACGCGAAAGACACTAGCGGATACACCGACGAACACGGCACAAGCGTGGGTGCAAACAAGGCTGTTAAGTTTGACCTTCAGCTTGGGACAGCAGGTGTGACATATATCGTCACGTCAACAATCGTCACAACAAATGGGGACACCGCTGTTTCTCGGCGCAAGGTTATCGTGGAATAGACATGCCAACAGAGGCCATGTATCTCGCAAACCACTCTGTGGTAAACACACACCGGACCACGCATGTCTTAACCAATAACGAGAGGGGCTACGATTCGTCGTGGTCGAAGGGGGTGCGACCGTTCTATATTTCACAGCACCCGGTATGCGAGAGGTGCAGGGCAATGCCATCAAGTCAGGTTCACCACATCGTGAGTTTCCGAGGTCGAAAAGACCCTCGGCGCCTTGACCTGGATAATCTGACAGCATTGTGTGACGAGTGTCACCAGGCAGCACATGGATCACATGCCGGCAAGGTTAATGTGACCCTGCAATCCATTGAATGGGACCGGAGGATGTCCGAGAAAGAGGCGTTTATAAACAGCCGCTATAATGGGGTCGTTTAATGGGTAAGGGAGGCCGATCAGGCCCGACGCCGAAACCAAAGGAAATGCTGGAGGCCACTGGGTCGCCATATGTTGACCGGTCCCGCCAGAATGAGCCTCGGCCACGGAATGAATACCCGTCAACTGATGTCGATCTCCTGACTCATGAGCGCACAGTGTTCGATAACATATGCGCCCGCCTTCTTGATTTGAACATTCTTGGCCACACAGACGGGAATGCAATAGCCAGATACGCCAAGCTTCTGTGTCAGTATAATACAGTGTGCAAGAGTATTGCCGAGGAGGGTGAACAAACCCTGAGCGCTAGCGGCAATATCCAGAGGACTCCTTGTTCTATAGTGCGTATACAGCTAGAGGGGTCGTTGATTGCAATTGAAAAACAGTTTGGGCTCACGCCTTCAGCCAGGGCAGGTCTGGAAACAGTGGCCGCGCCCAGCTCAGGAGGTGGAATTCGGGGGCTTGTTGGGTGATCAACGATTACTGGTATGACGAAGAGGCCGCCCAGCGAGTGGTGGATTTCATTGGCGAGCTACAGCACGTAAAAGGGCGACTGATCGGAGAGAAATTCATTCTCCCGGACTGGCAGGAACAGATTACACGGGACATTTTCGGGTGGAAGCGGCCCGACGGAACAAGAAGGTACAGGACGGTTTATCTGGAAATCCCGAGAAAACAGGGGAAAAGCTCACTGGCGGCAGCATATGCTTTGGTCCTTCTGCTTATGGACCAGCCGCCAGGCCGGAAAATGACTGGCCCACAGCGCCGAAGCTGGTGCCACGTGTATTCAGCAGCCGGCACACGTGATCAGGCAATGAGCGTGTTTGCTCCAGCAATGCAGATGCTGCAGCAGACTGATATTGCCAAGGACTGCATTATCAGAGACTCCTATAAACGGATCAGTTATGCCGGGGGGTTTTACAAGGCGCTGTCTGCTGATGCCAGCAATGCACACGGGCTTCATCCCAGTGGGATTATTTTTGACGAGCTGCATGTTCAGCCCGACAGGAATTTGTGGGATGCGTTGCAGACTGGTCGCGGTGCCAGTGTCAACCCATTGACAATTTGCCTGACAACGGCCGGCACCGACAAGTCGTCGATATGCTTTGAAATGCACCAGCGTGCGATGCTGTGGGAGAAAGCGCCGGACAATGACCCGTCGTTCTATGCTGCTGTTTATCGGGCTGAGCCGTCGGATGACTGGACAGACCCGAAAGTATGGCGCAAGGCTAATCCCAATCTGGGCGTAACAGTCAGTGAGGAATTTCTTCAGGAGGAGTGCGACATCGCCCAGGCACAGGAGGGCGCTGCGAATACCTTTAAGCGATTGTATCTGAATATATGGACACGCACCCAGGAGCTGGCTATCAACATGGAGCAGTGGAAGGCGTGCCGTGGCGAGGTGGATACATCTGGCCCGTGTTTTGTCGGAATTGATCTCGCTTCGACAAAAGATATAACGGCAGCAGTCGCAGTGTTCCCGCAAGATAATGGCGGTTACGGGGTGATACCACGGTTCTGGGCGCCACGCGAGTCCGTCAGTGAGCGAGCAAGGCAGGACCGCCGCAAAATGATGAACTACGCAATACAAACCGGCGAAATCACACTTACAGACGGCAATGTTCTTGATATCGAGTATCTGGTCGGCGACATTTTCCTGTTCCTGCAGCAGTATGACGTGCAAGGCGTAGGCTTTGATCCATGGAATGCCGAGGCCGTCATTCAGATACTCACCAATCAGATGGGCTTCGACATCGGACGCTGCTATAAACTAAAGCAGGGGTACGACACATACAATCAGCCCTTCAAAAGGCTGAAAGAAGATCTGGCCGCCGGGAAATTCGTTCATCCGGGAAATATCGTACTAAGCTGGATGGCAGAAAATACAGCACAAAAAGAGGATCCGTCTGGAAACATACGCCCCAACAAAGGGGCTAGTGGCGACAAGATTGATGGAATCTCGGCAACACTTATGGGACTCGCACTTGCAATACGAAAGGGCCACGCATCGCCCTCGCCATACGAAATTGATGGCGGCGGCATGCTCATGTTTTAATTCAGAGGGCCAGCAGTGATGCGAACAGACGACCCACATGCAATACAGACGTCAACATTTGGCGTAAGTGTTAATCCGATGCCGTGTATGATTACGCCACGCGACGGAGACGGATGGCACTCGACGTTTATGTCTCCAAATGAAGCCAGGGTCCATTCAGGTGTAAGAGTTTCACCCAAGACTGTCATCGGTTATCCGCCAATCTGGCGAGCGCTTAACCTTATCTCTGGGCGTGTCGCCGGCCTGGATTTCAATGCGTATAAAGTGGATAAAAAGGGCGGCCTCAAGGAAGACAGAACGGTACCGGGCCGGCGATTAGTCCGGAAGCAGGCCAATTCCCGGATGCGTGCATACACCTGGATACGATCGATGACATCCCACGCTGTGCTATACGGCAATGGAATCAGCGTCATCAACAGGGGGTCGCGCAACCAGCCGGTAGAACTGATTTTACTCGACCCGCAAAACGTCCTTATCCACGAGTTTGAGGACGAATTGTGGTATGGGACATATCGGGGCTCTGATGTAGCCTGGTTTCCAGGATCTGATATCGTTCACATTCGCGGCCTCACCCACGACGGTATTGTTGGCAACAGTCTGATTAAACTGTGCGCCGATGCCCTCGGCGTGGGTATTGCCGGCCAGCAGTTTGCGGGCAATTTTTTCGGCAACAATGCGACGATGGCCGGACTGTTGATGATCCCGGGTCACTTCGATGAGGCAAAGGCCAGGCGGACGATAGACACGTTCAATCACCAGTACAAGGGTGTGACGAAGAGCTGGCGAGTGGGGCTGTTGCAGGACGGCGCCAAGTTTCAGCAGCTCAGCGTAAGCCCGTCAGAGGGTCAGTTCCTTGAGTCCAGGAACTTCGAGATCCGGTCAGTGGTATCAAATCTGTGCGGGATTCCTCCGCATCTGCTCGGCGATGATTCCCGGACCAGCCACTCGTCGCTCGAAATGGAAACGCAAAGCCTTCTTGACAACTGTCTCGCAATGCACCTGGAGGAATGGGAGTCAGAATGCGATACAAAACTTCTGACGAAACCGCAGCGAGACCGGGAGACCCACCACTTCAAATTCGACGACAGTAAAGTCATCCGACTGGCCGTCAACGACAAGGTTAACGCTGACCGCAAGCGGATCGAAATGGGGTTCAGTATCAACGATATATGTCGCCGGGACGGAAAACCAACAATCGGACCAGATGGGGACCGGCGGTTTATCCCTGCAAACCTTATCCCGATTGACCGTGTCGATGATATGATTGACCGCCGGCCGGCGATCCATCCGTCACAGGCCGCTGACAGCTCACCTTCGGACTCTCCTGAAAAAGCCAACAACAGCAATGGCAATATGGCGTTACGTTCGATGGTAGCCGGTGTTGTAGACAAGCATTTAACACTCGAACATGATCGCCTGTGCCGGCAGGCAAAACGCGGTGTTGGCGGGCAGTTGTCACTAGACGTGTTCTATGACCGATGGGCGAAATGTTTCTCAAAAGACCTGTCAGGTATCGCGAACACTGAAGTGCTGTCGGAGCATGTAAACAGGCGTCTTGTGCGGCTGCATGACATCTGGAGCAGTAGTGTTGACACAACGCTGGTTTCCAATATCGAGTCCGAGCTTCAGGGCACCCGTGCCGGCTGCGTGACCGAACTGACTGACAGGATTCTTGACGAGGTATACAAATGAAAATCTCTCTCCAGCAGACGCTTCATGGACCACGGCTAGTTACTGATCAGAAATACTCTCGGCCGAAATTGGAAAGCCGGGTGAACCTGCACGCAGGCACAGCGCATATTTATATTTACGATGATATTGGGCCCTGGTTTATGGGAATGTACGGCGCCGAGACATTTCTTGAGGACATGAGAACAGCCGGCGAAAATAGCCACATCCGGGTGCATATCAACAGTCCAGGCGGCGACGTCTTCGAGGGCATGTCCATATTCTCTCTTATTCGAAGTTCTGGTCCATCGAGGTTCAGCGCACAGATCGACGGGCTGGCCGCAAGTATGGCCAGCCTGATACCTCTTGCCACACCCAGCGTAGACATTAGCCGTGCCGCGAGGATGATGATTCATGAGCCCTGGACCGTTGCGGCTGGGAACGCATCCGAGCTGATGGCACAGGCTATGGTCCTGGAAGAGGTCAGCCTGCAGGCTGCGGGCATTTACGCAGACCGGACAGGGCAGACGCTATCACAGATCCAGGACTGGATGAAAACGGACACATACTTCGGCCCTGACAAGGCGGTCGAAAACGGCTTTGCGCACCGCATTATGCCTGAGGGCGATGATATTACAGGCGAAGCGCAAGAGCCTTCAGAATCAGACCGGCAGGAGTCACAGCTACGCGCACGGCACAGGGCCTGCCTGTCACGTGTAAAGATCGCTGAGCTCACGCCGTCTTGACAGTGTTCGTGATAAGTAAATAATACATGTATGTGCTGGCGCCCATGAGAGGCTCCGCGCATCAGCGGCATCAGTAAATGCACATGAGTTGCGTTGCCTGTGACTAGTTGGCGGCAATGCGACCTCACCGAGAGGCAGGCTGCCGACGATACCTGATAATTTAGGATCGGCAACATGCCAGCTCCAACGTTAAAACTACAGCTCGACGAACTGCGTACAGAGCGCGCCGCGCTGCTCTCGCAAGCCAAGCTGCTCGCAAGCCAGGAGTCGATGACTGAGTCCGAGGAAGCTGAAGTCACCGCTGCCACGGAGCTCATCGAAGATATTGATTCCCGGGTTAATGACCTGGAAGCGCAGCGGCAGCGTTCCCTGAACGCCAGCGCCCGGTTAGACCAATTAACCCCGCCTGATGAAGACCTGCCTGAAGGGCAGTTGCATCGGCCCGCTACGGCCACGGCTATTGCCTCGCATGTAAACGGATCTGCCCGCTGGAGTCTCTCCAAGTCCTATCAAAGACAGTTCCGATCTAAAAACTTCCGTAGCATTCAGTCTGCTGATGATGAATACACTCCGGAAGAGAAAGCTTTCCGCTTTGGCCAATGGTGTCTGGCGAAAATGTCGACACAGATTCCACAACTCGACCCCAATGAGGCGGCTCTTCAGTTTTATCGCGAAGAAATTCGGCCGCAGCTCGGTGCATTGACCACTGGTAACGCGGGATCGAGCATTGTCCCGGACGAATTCGTCAACGATCTGGTGATCCTGCGAGAGCAGTATGGCGTGGCCAGGCAACTGTGCCGCGTTCGGCAGATGGCCAGCGATGTCACAATCGTGCCTCGCGAGGTCTCCCAGACGACTGCGGCGTACTATAACGAGGACACGAATATCTCGGAAAGCGATGCAGATCTCGATGATATTCGCCTTGTAGCGCAGAATTTAAGCGCTATCAGCCGGTTCTCCGCTAATCTGGCAGACGATTCTCCGATTGATGTCGGCGACTATCTCGCAAAGCAGATTGCCTGGCGATTCGCGTATGAGGAAGACCAGGCCTGTATCCTGGGCGACGGCACATCGACCTACGGTGGTCAGACTGGGTTAAAAACCCAGCTGGAGAGTATAGGGGTGGCTTCCCCTGGCCTCACTGATGGCGGCGGAGGCTCAGGCTCAACCTGGGCTGCGATAACGCTGGCCGATTTTGAGCAAATGATGGGCAACCTGCCGATGTTCGCAGACAATCCGAACACTGTCCTGTGTTGCCACAAGTCGTTCTATCATCAGGTCCTCCTTGGTCTGATGAACGCCTCAGGCGGGACCACCCTGACCGAGCTGGCTGACGGCCAGCGCGTTCCAAGTTTCCAAGGGTACCCGGTCGTGTTTAGCGCTGCGTGGCCGTCCACGCAGACCAATAGCGAGGTCCAATTCTCGTTCGGTGACCACTCACTGGCGGCGACGTTCGGCGAGCGGAAGGGGATGGAAATCTCATTCTCTACCGAGGCAAATGTAGGATCAGTCAGTCTGTGGACACGGAATCAGATCGGTGTTCGTGGAACTGAGCGATTTAACGTTGTGGTACACGATTTTGGCACCGCTTCGGCAGCTGGTCCGGTTGTTTCCATCCTCACGTAATCACTGAAAGGCAGTTGAATGATTTCTGCACAACATTGTAAGTACGCGTCAATCACTGCACCGGTTGCAGTTGACGGTACGATGACCACTGCATTCGTAGACACCGCCGGCTATTCTTATGCGACTGTCATTCTGCATCAGGGCGTATGTGCTGCTGATATAACGACGCTTACGCTTGGCGACTGTGACACGTCGGGCGGATCGTACGACACTTTCGTGACGTACGGTACCACCGCCGATATCGAAGGCGCCACCACGATAAAGCCGCAAGAAGACACTGAGGAAGGCAAGATGTTCGTTTTACAGGTCGACCTGCGCGGCCGGAAGCGATATCTCGATCTCTCTGTTGTTAACGACGGCACCGACCCTGGAAACGTAGCGTCAGCAATTTGCATCCTGTCGCGTCCGGAGCAAAAACCGGTCACCGTCGCCGACCACGGCGATGTTGGGTCCACAGGCGTTGTCCGAATTTGAAGCAATCCAGTCTGGCATCCCCGAGTCGCTGGATTTTACGAGCGGCGGCGAGCCACCCCTCGCCGCCGCTATCTTCTACCGGAGACTTTTGAAGTGAATAACCCCGGCAGCACTGTTGAGCTGGAGTTTTTGCAGGACTGGCCTCAAGGCCGAATGTTGATGGGCGACGTTGGTATATACGGACTGGGGGTTGCTGATCAATTGATCCGCCGGCGGCTCGCAAAGACAGTCCCGGCTGCAAAGCCTTCTCGCGCCCGCTCCACACGCAAGGCTACTAGATCGCATGAAAAAGATATCAACCACAACGCCGCCGGCCGACGTTCCGGTGACACTGCAGTCACTTAAAAGCTTTCTCGGTGTCACAACTTCAGATAACGATGAAACACTGGACGAGCTTCGGCACGCGGCTATTAAAAAGGTGGAGCACGACTGTCAGATCAAAATCATTACTCAGGTGGTAACCTTTTATTTCGACTGGTGGCCACCAGACGGCAGGTTTTGCAAGCTGCACCTCTATCCAATTTCGGCAATCAACAGCGTCAGGTATAGCGACACCGACGGGTCACGAACAATTGTTCCCGGCGCTGTCTACAACACGGATGTGATTGAAGCACCCGCGAGGATCTGGCTTGCGGAAGGGCAGACATGGCCGATACAGGATTCGGTGAAACCAAACGAGATTGAGGTCGCTGCACAAGTCGGCTGGGCAACCCGAGGCGCGGTGCCGCCTGAAGTCAAGCTTGCCGTTAAAATGGCCGCTGCGCAAATGGACCCGACGATGGGGCAATGCTCCTGCACCAGTGACGAGTATGCGTCGGTCATATCGTCTATTCAATGGACAGGCTTAGTGCTATCGAGAGACTAGAGCAATGGCGAAAAGTCAACGAAGATCAGCCTGTGGCTCTGGAAGGAAGCATTTCATTGTCATCCAGTCCCTGACATCCCTGTCAGAGGACGCACACGGCCACGTTGACCGCACAGACGATAGTAACTGGACAACGTATGAGACGGCCTATGCGACAGTTGTAAGCAAGGCCGGCCGTGAATTCTGGAAAGTCAATCAGGTTCGGTCGGATATTACTCACGTCTGGCGTATGCCATACAGTACAAAGCTTGGGTCCGCCACATCAGACATGAGGGTTAAGCACGACGGAAAGGTGTACAACATCGTGTGGGTCGACGACACTGACCTGGACCATAAAGAGATTCAGATTCAGACACGAATACAGGGCGACACCTAAATGCCAGCTGTCCCGTTGAAGCATAAAACACGCAGCACACCTGGCTTTGGGATTACAAGTGGCCGAGTCCACTCAACTATCCGTGGAGACAAAGAACTTTTGGCACTGTTCAGAACGCTGTCAGACAAGGGCAAAGACAGGGTTATTGCCGCTGGCCTGAAGGTGTATTTGAAGGCAATTGTCAAGGAAGTGAGACGTCTAGTGCCATCAAAATATGCACACGTCAGAAAACTGGTAAAAAGCAAATTCAGGCAAAGGTCCGGGAAAGTGTCAATAGCGAAGGCTGGGTTTGGGGTAAGCCGGCCTGGGGGTAAAAATAGAGGGAGCAACCGCAAAGGGGGCAAAGGTGTCGGGATGGAACCCAGCACTGTCCACTGGTGGGTTCTATCCAAGGGCGCAAAAGTCGCTCCCGGATCAACAGCCCCGAAACGACGTGAAACAAAGGATAAACAGAATCGCGGAATTATGTGGGACGGGAAAGACTCCGCCAAGGCGGCAGTTAAGAGGCATATGACTATCCTCAACAGAGCTATTCGCCGGGCTAAAATCAGCGGCCGTTCCCTGGCCGTTAAGGCAGTAACAAAAGTAATAAACCGCGAGGTTGAAAAAGCCAGCCGCGCAGCGTCGAAGGTCAAGTAGACTCATAACTACAGATACGCTGCCTGGTAATAATCACACTCCGATACCAACAGGGGGGGGCACGCCGTGCGGGCAGGGCTGGCTACACTATTGGCCGCGGAATCCACGATTTCTGATTTTGTAGGGAGTCGTGTTTATGTGTCCTCTGTTCCGCAGGGAGTCACCAGCTCGCACATTGTCATATCCAAATCAAGCCAGGAGGGCTTTGAGTGCCTGGACGGCAGCACTGGCGAGATTGTTTATTCCATGTTTGACGTCGACTGTGTAGCTCAGCGCTCTGTAACCTGTGAGTCAATGTCCGCCGCCGTTCGCGAATATCTGGATGACATGAGCAATCAGGCCACCGGCGTGAGCGGAGAGGTTATTGCCACCGTCAACTACCTTGGTGAGGATGAAGACCTGCGGCCACCGACGGACGGCAGTCAAATCAGTCTGTATAGCATCACATTGAGCTTCGGTATCTTTTGGAGGCCATAATATGGCAAAAAACCCCGGAAAAGGCGCCACGTTGAAGATGACACACGGGGGGAGTCTGCAGATTATTCCGCAGATTACATCAATCAGTCACAGTGGGGCCGGCTCTGCTGTCGTGGCGACACCCACGCTAGATAGCGGGGTAGGTATTCCCTACACCAATGTAGGCATGTCTGAGGGCGGCGAGTTCGCGTGTGATGGAATCCATGACGTCCAGGAGGCAGATCACCAGTTCATAACCGATTTGATTCTTGCGCCGAGCACGGCACCGATTGCATGTCAGATTATACACACCGATGGATCTGCCACGACGGAAGCATTTACTGCTGCCGGGGTAACAGATTATTCAGTCAGCTGGACCACGGAAGACGTCACACGATTCTCATTCTCACTGAAGGTTGATGGGCTGGTCGCCTATACCTCGTGACAGAAATGTTTCCTGCATGAAGACGCAGTTGACAAGGCATGATATCGAGCTGAATGAGCCGGTTGCACGCGACCTGTTCGGCCAGGAGTTTATTTCCAAGAACACGCACTTGTTGACTAAATACGGTACACGGAGGTGTTTGTGCTGGCGCGAGGGGACAGTGCTAGACACGCCAGACTCCTGGACGTTTGTTGTTGTTGGAGCAGGTATTCCAGCGGACGAGGAGTGTTCGCAGCACTGCAACCGTTACGGAGAATGGGCACTGCGAATTGACTCGCGTGCAGAGGCTTACCAAGAGGCTGAAGACCGCTGCGCGGCGGCCTGTAATCCGTTATTAAGAGAGACTTGGCATGACGACGGAATCGACGACGGAGACCAGTGGGCAGCTGAGACGTGAGGATTTTCTGTCCCGGGTTAGCGCCCGGCGGTACATAAATGTCGTCCTTCACGACGGCACCACGGTCATGTTACGCAGCGTGACAGAGGCTGAGGCATGCACGGTCGACATGCGCGAGCTTAGCAAGTCGGGAGAAACAGACCGTAATCGTCTGCGTGAGCGCCGGCTGGCAACACTTACGGTCCATCTTGTGGACGCACAAACAAAGCAGAGAATGTTCGGTTTTGAAGACATTGCACAGCTCAGGAACCTTGATGCAGCCGACGTCAATGTAATCTTTGATGCGTGCGTCAAACTGAGAGAGGGGCGCAGCGTCGACGCAGCGGAAAAGCCCTACGCCGGAACGGAAGACTAAGGGCTGCTTTCCGTCTGGCGTTATTTATGGGCGAGATTAACCCGTTTAAGATGCTAGAGGGCATGTCGATCGATTTGATGAACTGGTGGGCGGCATATGACAGCATTGAGCCTATGCATGTACATTCCGCACAGACAGCAGCAGTCTTGAGATCACTGGAAGAGGAACCGAAGGATCGAGTTGAGTTTGTGAGCAGTATTTTAGGCTTTGATGTATAAACACCAGGGGCACTAATGACTTCCGGCCCAAACATCGCGGTGGAGTTAACCGTTGACTCTAGCCAATATAATGCCGGCCTGCAGAAGGCTACGACGAAAACCAACGAGTTTACAAGCAATATTAAGAAGCAGGGAACACGGTGGAAGAACGCCGGCTTCATTGAAATATCCAGGGGAGTGGAAGACTTTGCCTCACAGCTTGGAACGACCGGTCTTGCCGGTGCCATGAGGGCTTCGGCAAACAATGCGAGCCAGCTCTTGGCGTTATGGGGCCCGGCGGGACTCGCTGGTATGGCCGCGTCGCTGGGTGTAACACTTGGCAGTATCTTGATTCCCAAGTTATTGGAGACAAGAGATGCGTTGAAAGAGATCACAGATCTGCAAAAAGAGACCATGGGACATCATGAGAAGCAAAGAGCGAGGGATTTCAGGACCCAGCAAGAACGTGACAGGATCAAGACTCCCGAGGACCGCAAGGCTTTTATTGCGGACCAGACAAGCAAAATAAAAGAGCTGGAATCAAAGCTGGCTGTCCCCGCCACTGCACGGAAGCTGGCCCTGGATAGTTTTATTGAGGAGAAACGGCGGGAGCGTGCGCCCCGGCAGGAACACTATGCAGGATTTGCCGGCGGGATCGATCGGCAGCTTCGGCATATGGCTAGGCAGGCAGGTCCGGCATTCGACGCCGGCCCGGCGATAACTGAATTCGATCAATCTGGGCAAGGCAAAGAATTCAACAAGCAAATATCTGCCTTAATGTCAGATATCGCCTATCACAAAAATCAACTCGCAGAGGAAACAGGAACTCAGCGTGGGCACCGCGAATGGGACCAGATGATGCCCAAAATTGTGTCACCCACGGGGATCCCCAAGGGTATAGAGTCTCGCATTTCAAAGCCCGGCAGCTCCAGTCCCGGCCCTCCTCTTCACGTTCCATTAAATGATATGATTGAGGAGCAAAAAGAGGCCAATAACACGCTCAAGGATATAAAAAAGGCCATGCAGGGGGACAAAACTATGGGGCAGGCCCTCGTTATTCCAACCTTAGACTAATCATGTCACACAACACTCACGATCAGGCATATCACTAATGGCTCACGAGGGAATAGAAGGGTCAGGGGTCTCTGCAATTAGTGAAATATGGGACGGGCGGAGCCTGAGCCACGATATGAACGAGGGTGTTTCCGAGGCCAGCCGGTCGTTTCGGATTATTACTAATAATCGCCACATTGACGGCGTGGTGATACAGACGGCTGCAGACGAGTCTGGAAGAACGTTGCCACAGAGAGGGTCGGCGCATCCACACAACCCAAACATGCGTGTCAGCAATGTTTCTATCACGCAGAGTAGTGACGGCCCAACGTTCTGGGAAGCGAACGTTACCTACACCGACAGGACGACAAACAACTTCGGTGACAACCCGGAGCTGGATACTGCGCCGGTAATAACGTGCACAACTGTCGAGGAGCAGGTGGACCTGCTGCAGGGCTGGTCACTTACAGACGACGAGCCAGTACCGTATGCCAACACGCTTTTCGAACCATACGAGGGAGCCACAAAGCCGGAGCATTACTGGCAAATAACTGTCTCATTGAGCCTGCTGAGGGCTTCAGAGCACTCTCCTGCTGGCGGATGGCCAGCGTTCATGGTCGACATCCCGAACACGATAAACAGCAAGCAGTTCCGGGTCCTGGGAGTACCTATTCCCCAGGACTGGGCGCGTATTTCCGAGCTGTCAATAAGCCCAGAGTTGCTACTTGGGACTTTCCATTATTTCAAAGTGTCTGTCACTATACTGGTTCGCCGTGGAGGATGGAATCGCACTGAGGTCAACAGGGGGTATCATGAACTGCATTACTACATTGGGGAGCAGGAAGACCAGAAGCCCTGGAGGAAGGCACATGCGCTTGATGATCACCAGCAGCCGGTCGGCAGGCCGGTGTATCTAAATAAACGTGGTGAGCAGATCAAGCGCAAGACCGACATGGTTGGCCTGAATGCAACCCCAGAGGAGTTCGACGCCCTTGACGCGAAGTTCAGAGAAGAGATACATTATCAACAGTTTCGAATTTTTGAGCGGTACGACTTTACCAGGCTACCACATTTTTCAGAATAACGAGGATGCTAGTGTCGCGACTTAGCTCCAGCTTGCACGTCGGTGGTACACTTAGCGCCGACACAATGACGATCCCGTCATCCACTGTAACCAACGCAATGGTAAAGGGTGACGCAGCGATTGCCCGCAGTAAGCTTAGCCAGGACCCCCTGGTCAAATACATGATACCATGGAACAACTTCCGGGTATGGGACGCGTTCCAGACCATTCTTCCAACCACATCGGCAAGTGATGATCTAGGATTAAGTTATGGCACGCTTGGGTCGTCTGGAACATCTATACGAACGAGCGACCTTGTAGGCACCAGTGTTACTCGATATGCGAGATTCATGTTCTCGATTCCGGCAGAGTACGACGCCGGCGAGACTATTAACCTGCGCGCACACGCAGGAATGACTGCTGTCGCCGAGGTGTCGGCGACTGTGGATTTTTCAGCATATAAACATGACAACGAGTCGGGTGTCGGATCTGACCTGGTGGCCACCGCCGCAACGTCAATTAACTCGACAACGCTGGCTTCCAAGGACTTTGACGTCACAGCAACGGGAATTAACCCTGGCGACCTGCTGGATGTGCGTATGGCGGTCGCGGTAAACGACACCGGTGGAAGCGGAGCCTGCATTGCAGTCGTAGGAGGCGTGTGGGCACTTCTCGACATCCGGGGGTAACACTGCCAATATGACAGAGCGATCATTTGAGCTGTCGCCGACAGTCGTCAGGCAGTTAAAGACGCTGTGGTCCAGGTGGGGGTCACGGCGCACAGGATCTGTCGCAACAGATGCCGGTTTCCCGGGCATGGCTCGCGATGTGCGATATCAGGGAAAGTTGACCTCTGACCTGGACGCAGGGTCACTGACGAATCCATCGTCAGCGGAATTTCAGCCCTTTTTCCCCGTTGATCCGGGCGATAAGTCGAAGGGCCTGGAAGAGGGAATGCAGTTCACCCCGCCTATCACGGTCTATAATCACGACGCCGGGTTTTCGCTATCCAGTGACAAATACTGCCGGGTCGAATTCCTGAATGGCGCGTGGACTATCTACTACGGGTGTGACTGATAATGCGCCACGTGTTTGTCTCCATGCGATTGCTCACGCATGGCGAATGCACACTTCTCAGGCTGCTGCTGTCCCTGAGTTACACCGTGGCGGTTGTATCCGTATCTCTCGACTAAAGATCTGCAATGCCTCCCAGAAACTGCTGCCGGAAGCGCATATATATCAAAAAATACGACGCGGATGGCGAATTCCTGTGGGAGACAGGCCCGACTTATGGCGGATTAACTGCTGAGGATGGACCGTCGCCGCACCCGCTAGGTATGTCATTCGCTGCCGATCTTGATGGGTCGTACCTGTATGGAACAGATGGATTCCATCTGTGGAGCTTTAACCCGTCTACTGGTGCGCAAGTCTCTGTTGTCAAAGACACGTATAACTGGTTCATGGACAGCCAGCCCGATTCGACAATAGCGTTCGATCCTGAGAATGGATACCGAATGGCGATCACGTCGTCGGGAACGATCGTCACCCCTGCTCCCCCGGGGGGAAAGGTGTACCTGGTCCACCAGGCCGCTGGCGAGGCGATAATACCGCTCATGCCAGTTAAATCTGGAACTTTCACTCTTGCTCTCGTGTCTGCCGGAGAAGTCGCAGGGCCATTGAACTGGAATTGCACTGCGCTACAGGTTGAGACTGCCCTCGCGGCTCTTCCGTCGATTTCTGACGTAACGGCGTCAGGTGGTCCATATCCAACGGCTCCTATTGCTATCGAATATGAGCTCGCCGGCGTTAACGAGCTACTTGTGATGAATTCATCTCTCGTGAACGCGCGGTTCATGGAGATTTCCGCCGACCTCACTGAGATTTTGCAGGATTCTGGCACAGCCAGCTACGGAGACGGTACTGACGGCGGCGGAGAAGGCTGGTGGTTGTCTCTCGACGAGGATGATCGGGTCTACATAACCACGTTCGAGACCCTTGAATGGTGCGCGTACAGGCTTGCAGACGACCTCAGCCAAGACTGGAAAACGGTTGTTCTCAACTCAATAACAGACACTTTGCCATACACGGGTGCGCCGATGCGGATTACCGGAGCATCGGCAGCGTATGGCGGCGGTATGAACGTCAGTCATACGTCGATCGAATTCCCCGGTGATCCTGACGCCGATCAGGTTACCGCTCTGGACGAGGACGGCGACATCGACGGCCGCCATGATGAGGAGATGCTGATCACAGGAAGGGTGTGCACGGACGATGAAGGCGAATATTGCGTGCAGGGCTGGACGAACTGGAAATTGCTAATGGGGCACACGCCGGCGATAGCAGACCCGCCAGCTACAGGCGTCATTAACGGCAGTAACCACGACGTTGCGCCACAGGGCGGCACAGCATTTCGATCTAACGGCCGTTTGCTAGACTTCCGTGGGGACCGTATCCTTGTTAGTGAGGAACCTCGTGATCGTGGGCTGCGTCCTGAGACCGCGATACCCAACATTGAACTTGTGGATTTCGACGGTAACTACATTTGGGACGGGTACTCTATGATACTCGACACCCTGACCATGAGTGAATTTGCTTTCGCGTACCACCCTCGCGCGAGATTTACCGGAGGCACGTTCAGGATCGAGCTGTATCACCCCTTTGATTTATCCGTTCCTGAATATACAACCTCCAGCATAAACTATGATGCGTCAGCGTCTGATATCGAGGCTGCACTTGAATCACTCGATCCTGTTGGCGATGACCCAGACGCGGTAACGGTAACGCTGATCGATGCGTCGCTGCTGTTCCGTGTCAAGTTCTCGGTTGCAGATTGTGCTGATGTGACCTTCATGCAGCACCCGCTCATGACGTTAGGAATAGACGACACTGGTATAACAAGGACCGTCTCCGATCATATTATCATGTAT